ATGGTTTCAAATCCTTTCGTTGGTACTACACCAGCTGACGGACTTGCATCTGCAGGTACTAACCAGTACTACAGAAAATTTGCAGTTTCTAACATTCTGTAAATCTAAAAGTTAAACCCTTATAAAGGGAACTCACACTTTTGAAAAAGGTCTCTCACGAGGCCTTTTTTTTGTTTCAAATAAGCGAAACCCCAATCACTTCTAACTCTTCAGTAGGTTAATTGGGGTCTCTAGTTAGGGTCTGTTATCTCACAATCGTGATTTGTTTTTGACTCCATTTTTCAGGCAAGGGCACGACACCTCGACTTCTCCTAACGTGACTCTAAAAATCTCCATCAGCGACTTGAACACAAGTGGTTCCTCTCGCTCTCCACATATCAACAACTTTGTTTCTATCGTCAAAGACAATGTCGATTTTTCCACCGAACTCTTCGAATTTATCTGCAAGGTCGGATTTAAACTCTTCATCGGGTCTGAAATCACCATCGGGTCTAAGGAAAAGTCCTTTATGACCGTCACCAATCCACTCAGAAATTTGAGTTTCAGTGACACCTCTTTGAGATTCATTTCTCGCAGAGAAGAATGCAACATCATCACCTCTTGCAATATGTCTTTTCGCAATCTCACAAACCCATTCAACGGGAGTATCAAAAACTGTTGCAGCTTTGAATGCAGTCCAGTCTGAAGGTCTTTGAGAAACGTGATGTCTTCTATGTTCGCAATCTGCGATAGTTCCATCAACGTCAAAGATTATTGTTTGTTTTTCCATACTGCTAGTATACCAAAAAATGCAACCCATTGTCAACTGGTTTTAGCACTTTTTTACGCACTAAATACAAGGTACAATACAGTACATGACACATACACACAGGAGAAAAATATGTCAAATAATAAATCAGGGTTCGAAATCAGAGCCGACTTACTTAATCAAGCACAAGGAATAATTGAAGGAAACTTCCAAAGAGAAGTTGATGCTATCTACGCACACAACGATACCTTCCCTAATGATAAGAAACCTTTACCACTAAGAGAAATTACTGGTGAAGAGGTTATCAGAACTGCACGACAGTTAAATGAGTTTGTGACAGAGAAATAACCTAAATAGTAGTACACGGAGATATCATGGAAAAAACAATAAGAGTAATGGAAGGGCCTTGGGAAAGGAATACTTTTCCTAATGGGAAAGAAACAACTAATGTAATTAGTAGAACCACTATTACCAAGTATGAACAAGATGGTTATCTTTGTGAAAAAACGTCTACGAGAGAGTATCGAGGTGATGATTACTTCGATACCTCTTCTTATAAAAGGATAATCAAGTTAAATGGTTGATATAAACAAGTCTATACTCAATAAGAACAATTTCAAACTTCTTATTCAGAAGGTTCCAACAGTTGAATACTTTGTTCAGACTGTCACAATTCCAGGCGTGACCTTTGAGGAGACTGTTTTACCAGTCGGTGTAGGGGTGGATGCATACTTCCATGGTGATAAGGTATCGTTTGATACACTTAATGTGTCGTTCCTAGTCGATGAAGACCTTAAAAACTACCAAGAAATGTATGATTGGATGACTCAAATCGTCCCAATTGCAAATCCTTCGGATTATCAATCACTTGCAGGGAGTACAATGAGTACACTAGGTGTATCGTCTCATGACGGTGAAGACACCAATTTGACCTCTCAGATTACACTTGTGACCAATACCAACAAAAACATACCTAATAAATACTTTAGATTTTATGATTGTTTCCCCATTTCACTGGGTTCTTTAGAACTACAATCAGGTTCAGAGACTGCACCAGTCACTTGTGACGTTCAATTTAGATTCAACTTCTACGATATCAAAACCACTAGTTAAAACCCTATTTTCGTGGTATAATAGACCATGAATACATATTTTTTGTATAGATAAATATAGGTATATTATGAATTTAGATGAAATAAAATTGATGTGGGAAACTGATTGTGAGATAGATGATATCGAACTAGATAACGCATCCTTAGAAGTACCAAAACTTCACGCAAAATACCTAGACTTATTGTCCAGTAAGTTAATGGTTCAAAAACAATACCAAATGAAATACGATACACTACTTAGAGATAAGTGGTTGTGGTACAATGGTAAGATGGATGACGACACACGAAAAGAGTTGGGTTGGGAGCCGTTTGATTTAAAAGTATTGAAAGCAGATTTACACTACTTTTTTAATGCAGATGAAGAACTAACCGAAATGAAAGCAAAACAAGAGTATTTAAAAATAACTGTAGACTTCCTTAAGGAGTGTATGCAAAACATCACATGGAGACACCAAACGATTAGAAACACAATCGATTGGAGAAAGTTCATGGCAGGTAATTAATATGATATTAGAAAACTATGTATGGCAAGCACCTGAATTTTTTACACGAGAAGAAATAAGACAACTGCATACTGCAGCTGATAAGATTCAAGAAATGCCTGGGCAGATTGGAGCTCCCAATAATCAAGATGCAGACCGTCCTAATCCTACAGATGAGGGTACGGAAGATTGGTCGATTCGTTCTTCTACAGTAAAATGGTTTGAAATGAATAATGGTCAGATGCCTAAAAATCTTGAAGATAAACTTGCAGATGCAATCGACATGGCAAATAAACAATGTAATTGGAATCATACATGGGAGTATATGGAGAATCCTCAATATACTGTTTATACTGAACAACCTGATAGACAGGGAGATTTTTATACATGGCATACTGATGCAGGGCCAATTTACTACGGAAATGGTTTACATAGAAAATTAAGTATGACAGTTCAATTATCAGACCAAGACGACTATGAGGGTGGACACTTCCAGTGGTTAGAACCCCATAGACAGCTTGATAGAATGACAGGGACGAATCCACAAGTTAATATGCAAGATGCAATTCAGACATTATCATTTTCTGCAAAGACTATTGGTAGTGTAGTGGTGTTCCCATCGTTCCTATATCATCAAGTCACACCAGTATTGAAAGGAACAAGAAAATCACTGGTATGTTGGTTCACTGGAAAACCTTATGTCTGATACCGTAAGAGTCTCAAAGGTAAACGAAGTATTTCTTAAGGTCGATTGTGATGATGGACTTGCAAAAGAACTGTTTGAGTTTTTTTCCTTTAAAGTACCCAACGCAAAATTTATGCCGAGTTTTCGCAACCGTATGTGGGACGGTAAGGTATACCTATTCTCTATTAAAACACATAAAATCTATATTGGATTACTTCCATATGTTGACGAGTTCTGCAGGGAGAGGGGTTATGAATTTGAGGGTGTCGAAGATATTCTTGGAACTAAACAAAGAGAGAAGTGTAGTCAATCATGGTTGGCAGACTTAAAACTTCCTTTTGAACCTAGAGAATATCAGATAGATGCATTTAATACTGCGATTCAATATGGGAGACAACTATTACTCTCACCAACTGCAAGTGGTAAATCATTAATCATATACCTACTCGCAAGATACTACAACAAGAAAACTGTAATCATCGTCCCAACAACTTCACTGGTAGAACAGATGAGTAAAGATTTTGTGGACTATGGATACAAAGAACCTATCTGTAAAATCTACCATGGTCAACCAGTATTCGATGCACCCATTACAATTACAACATGGCAGTCATTTGCAAAAGCACCTAAGAAAACATTAGAGTCATTCGACATGGTTGTCGGAGATGAAGCACATTTATTTAAAGCAAACGTATTGAAAGGTATTCTTGAAAAAATGAAGAACACTGCATTACGTTTTGGAACAACTGGTACACTGGATGGAACAGAGGTTCATAGATTACAGTTAGAAGGATTATTCGGCCCTGTTAAGAAAGTCACTACGACTGCAGACTTAATGGAAGACGGAACAATTGCGAACCTAGACATTGACATTCTTATACTAAAACATAAGAAGATTAAACTACCGACCTACCAAGAGGAAATGGATTACCTCGTAAGTTGTGATAGTAGGAACGAATTTATTTGTAATCTAGTTTATAGTCTAAAAGGAAACACACTTGTATTATTCCAGTATGTTGAGAAACATGGTGAAGTATTGCATGGTAAAATGTTCAAGAGACTAGGAGACAAACTACACTACGTCTTTGGTGGTACTGATGTGACCGACAGAGAGGACGTAAGAGAAATCGTAGAGAAGAGTAATGACAATGTAATACTTGCATCCTACGGAACATTTTCAACTGGTGTTAACATCAAAAAGATTGATAACATTATTTTTGCATCCCCATCTAAATCTAGAATAAGGAATCTACAGTCTATTGGTAGAGGACTTAGAAAGGGGAAAGATAAAGACAGTATGCGACTGTTCGATATTGCTGATGACATAGGGGGTAAGAATTATACTCTTAACCACTGTAAAGACCGTATAAATATATACAACGAGGAAGGTTTTTCATATGAAATTAAGCAGTTCGAACTAAAATGAAATACGAAGTAATTAAACTTAAAACAGGACAAGAACTTTGTGGAATGGTGTCATACACTAGTGACACTGTTGAGATTACCCTACCTATGATATGTCAGTTAACAAAGGTAAGTACAACAAACACCCTTGCAACATTCATTCCTTATGCACCACTCTCACTAGACCCTATCCTTACTATTGGATTGGAAAGCATTATGCACACCAGTTCTATGAATGACCAGTTCATTCCGTTCTATGACGAAGCTTCTGCAAAGTGGTTGAGTATGGTAGAGGATGGAAATATCCCCTTAACTAATAGAATACCCTCACCAAAAGAATTCCTTCGAGAAAACATTAGCGACATTATGGAAAATATGTCTGATGAAGAATTGATGGAAATCGAATCAATGGAAGAAGAAGAATTCTTCCGTATACCACCCGAAGAAAAAAAAGTAATTCATTAGACTTTTATCTTGTCTAAATAAATGCGTGTTAATCATCAGACTGATGAATGACATAATATAAATTAAACTTATTTTAGGAAAAACCATGACCACAGCAATTTTAGTTGCGAAGAGCATGGTGCGAAAAGCTAGAGAAGTCAATCATCAAAGTCGTCCGACTAAAAGAAAGATGGTTGACGGTATCGAATTTCTAGTGCTGTTGACTCTTCCGTTCGCTTTACCATTTTTAGTGATGTTTATGTCTTACAAAGGATATTAAGTGTCAAAAGAAAAGGTATTACAGATAGTAAACCTAGCCCCAAACGACTCAATCATAGAACGTCTAATAGAGATGCATCCTATGAGACAAGTTGCTTGGGCAACTATCGTTCAGATTTTAGTCTTAGGATTTATGGGAGTTGCAATGACGACCATTCACTATTTTATCTCATGAAATTACAACACTATATAATAGGTACAACTTTAATTATATCGTTGGGTCTTCTCTTGTCGGGTCAGATAGATAGAATAAGTAGAGGAAGAGATATAGATTTGGTTGTTCAATCGGTGTATATGCCTTATTAGTATATATCCCTGTGGGTACATATTAATTTTATCATACTTTTCTGGCCTGTCTAGTGGTTTTTAGAAATAATTTAAAATTAATTTTTATTGAAAAACCCCTTACATAACTACATACTCCATTGTATAATAGGTACATGAAAACAGAAAAGAAGAAACCTGAACATTACGTTAATAACAAGGACTTTACGGCTGCAGTTGCTGAGTATGTTGCTGAAATAAACAAAGCAAAAGAAGCAGACAAAACTCCACCTAGAATGTCAGAGTACATAGGAGAGTG